CCGACATATGCGGGCTTTGTGGGTTTCGTGCTGGTGGATGAATCGTCCTGATAGCTTATTTGCTTTTCTTGATGTGAAAGACAACAAAAGACATAAGCACATTGATTTATAAGTAAATATTAATTTTATATTTAAATTTGTGTACACCCATGTGTACATGATTTTAGAGGGTGCTCCCCTCTTTGATACAAATTTGAGCGCCGCCGTAATCTTACCATCGCCACTCTTATTGTATGATACCTCTATCCCACAATAAGGAATCCACCAGCCATGAGAATGACCAGCCGTAAGAAAAAGATACTCAGCTACTTTGAGCCGGATAATCTCGACTGGATAACGGGAGAGATTGGGCCTCCGCCGTTCGACGTGTCCGGGGTGGCCTACCTGCTTCATGGTATGGAGTCTTTCGATAAGCGACATCAACTCGAATCAACCCGGCGCACTCTCGAAAACATGGTTGCTGGTGGCCTACTGGAAAGGGGGACGGTATACGAGCAACGGCAAAACACCACGCAGAGTAGCGCGGATTCTCCCGGCGTCTGGTGTAATGTCACGCGTTATGGCCTGCCGGGAACATGCCGGCTAATACGAGATACATGCGGCGCTGATAATTCGATATCAGGCGAGTGTGTGCGGCTTGGTTAACCCATAACGCTACCACTCAGCACTAAGGGCAGAATTCTGCCCTTTAATCCAGCAACTGAGTAGCTCACCGTTACTTTGTCCCTACCTCTTACATCCGAGATTCCCCCGCATGTACGGTCTGGCAAACTTAATACACCCTATCGCCATGTAGGCGGTCATAACCAGTCACCACGCCCCGCAACTGGTGCGCACAAACTAAATCCGTATCAAACAGTACAAATTTAGCACTCATCTTTTTGGATGCCTCCGCTAAGTATTCAGCCTTAAACCATCACTCTAGCGGCTCTTTTGGCTGTCGGTAGTTTTCAAATTTCCAAAGCATTCCAAAATTCATGACCACCAGCACGGCGCATCAAAAGTTAGCGTGGACATCAAAAAATGACAAACCAGCCAGCAACCTAACCGTATAACAGCGTTATACAGTGATATACTGTATAGACCGAAAACACTGATATGGCGGCCCCTCATGAGCAAATCCAATCTGGTAGCATTCCGCGTTCCGGCTGAATTGCAGGACGCATTTAATCAAGCTGTAGCGGCATCAGGCGGCGATAGAACAGCGTGGCTAGTCGATGCCCTGCGCAGCAAACTAAGCCAGCCAGAGAGTAACCCTCAGTCCCGTATGCTGGCGCTGGTGGAGCGAATGGAAGTAGCGGCAGCGGCGCTAGCCGGAGGTAAGCAGGGGATCCCGCCTACCCCGTACAATGAAACGGCGGTGATCGGGATTATCGCGGACACTATCCGGGATGGTTTCGATAACGGGCGCATTATCGCTGAGAGGCTCAATGAGGCGGGTTATCAGACTAAGGCGGGTAAGGCGTGGGATAAAGACATTTACAGCGCCTGGAAGCGCCAGGGGCGCAATGCTGAGAAGTTATCGGCGGCGCTGTAATGTTATCTGCGCGGCGCGGTGGGCTTCTTCCACTGGTAGGCTGGCGCTACCATCCTGCGGCGGTGGCTTTCTTTGGCCTGTAGCACCTGCGCCACGCCGTTTCGAATGGTGTAGCGGGCGTGGTTATCAAGTGTTTCACCGCTCTGCCTGGCTATCTCCTGTATGGCTAACTCCAGTGTTATGCGGTCTAACATTGTTGTCGCTCCTGATATGGCAGGTAACCGGCTGTTTTTAGCTAATTCCGGCTCAGAACCGGAATTAACCTTGCCGTAGTCTTGCTGTGCTTATGGGGTAGGCATTAGGGTAATAGTAGGGCGCTCATGGGGTAGCCTTTTTCGATGCCCGTTCAAATGAGCGCATTGACGCCTCAGCTCTGCGCATTACGCTGGCGAACCCTTTAGCATCCCTCGGTTCTTTCAACCGCCAGTAAGCTGATTCAGTCTTTAGCAGTCGAGAGCGCTTTTGCTCGAAGGTATCCCATCTCATGCCGGCAGGCTTCGGAAACTTGAGCGGGCTATTTAGCAGGCTGCCCGCGGGCGGGTAATCATCCCCCCATAGGTCATGCCTCTGCTTCCACACACTCCGCCGTAAGCGAGCGACCTCATCTTCACTCTGGCTGGCATAGTGAAGGCTCCAGCATTTACGACACCCTACGTCCTTCCGGCCAATGAATAATTTCGCAACCCGGCCACCACAATGCGGGCAAATGTACCATCGCCGGTAACCAAACCCTGCCCGGGAAATCGTGATGCCAATAACTCGCGTTACCCCGTTGATTGTCGCACGGTAGCCGCCAGGAACCAGAGAGAAACACACCCTTCCGCTCTTGGTATCACAAAAAATCTGTGTTTTCGGGCTCGAGTCCACCAGCTTTCTTTGCATATCTGCCAGAAACTGGAGGTTAATTCGTGGTAGCGCAGAGGTGTAAACCCGCGTCTGCTCTCTCATTAGTTCAGATCTCCGCTAAAAAAACCCGCTAATGAATACGAAATTATATGAGTTCTGCACAATTGGTTACTTCGAACACGGCCTAATAATCGTTGCTATAACCTTAACAATTTTTAACCACTCATGGGGTAAGCGGTTTCGTTTTCTCCGCAATCAGCGTTTTGATAATTCTCGCAGGAAAGCTGCCTCCATCTGCGGTTTAGCATCAGCAACACCATGCTGCAAAAACTCCTTCCTTGCTCTTGGCAGGGTGAACTTCTGCGGGATAGTCGGATCTGCGACATAGATTGCGTAATTCGCTGAATATCCGATGCGGCCAGTGATGCGCGTCCCGTTAGTAATAACCTCTTTAAACTGCGAGTTAATCAGCGTGCTGGTGTCAACTGGCGTATAGATTGCGGCTACGAGTCCGGCCTCATGCAAAGCGGCTGTCATTGCACGCGGTAAGCGCCGCCCGGTGATGTCCCTCACCAGCGCATTGATGTTGCGGCGAATGTTGTTCATGCCCCTGCCTTTAATACCCATATTCGCTCCCCCGATTATCGCGCTTCGCTATAATTAAGCCTAATCATTGACTTACAGAGCCACGCGCAAAACACGCTTAAACAAGTACGCACTGAAAAAACCTTCTTTTTGCTGCGCACCTCTCTGCGTACTGCGCACCATCGACGCAAACTTTACTGCGTACTATCACTCTGGCTGGTGGTCTGCTGCTTTTTCTCCAGCCAGCGGCGGAATCCATCTAACTGCCGCGCCTTACCCTCTGGCGTCTTTGCGCCGGTGCTCATGCCTCCATGTAACTTACAGCGGCCAGAAGCATACAGGGCTGTCATTTTGCAGGGTGTCCCTTTCCGCGTCGTCGCTCCGCACGTCATATCCCTGCAGGCTTCCGGGAAAGGTGTTCCGCCGTCGATATCATCAGCCCACTCCCGGTATAGTTTCCGCTTCTCTTTGTTAGTCATAATCCCGTCTTTCAAAGTCAACTTTTGTCACCCTCTCATGGGGTAGGCTGCTTACTGGCTGCGTTTACGCGAAAAAAAGTTCTTATTTCTGTCCTGTGAAAATGCCATTTATAAAGCAGTCCCGCGTAACAAAAGGGGAGGCGATAAACCCTCCCCCTCGGGTCAACTTTAAAAAGCCCCCCTTGCCTGCCTTCTTAGTCCGTGAGCAACTGCGAATGCTGTAGACATTGGGCCGGCGGTATCTACGTCATTCAGCCATCCAGTAACTGTCACAACGTCACCTTGCTGGAAAGCTTCAGTGCCAGTGATGTTGTGCTGATTGCCGGTGGTCTGGTCGATAAGGGTTATGTTGACCTGTATCGGTCGTTCAGTGCGGCTTTCTGCCTGGCTGGATGATGCGGAGGATGTCGGGAGATGTTCTTTCCCTGTTGATGCCTTCTGTATAGTCGGAGAGCCGCTATTCACATCCTTGTTACTGAATACCTTTCCTCCATCACCGGGGATCATGAACAGTCCTTTGCTGGTCTGCATGAGTTCCGGTAGGTTTCCTTCACCTACAGGGTAGATATTACCAGCTGATACCGGCCCGCCATTTTTACGTCCGCCAAGAGCCTTGCCAGCCAACGTAGCACCAGAATATGCAGCAAAGCCAACGCCTGCCGCACTGCCCAGCGTGGCAATGGAAGCCGCTATTGCCGCTGGCGCCCATGCAGCGTAGGACTCTGCCGCCGATGCCGTACTTGCCCCAAGCGTGCTTTCGGCAGATAAACCAAACGCTTCCAGCAATGGCTTAACAATAGCTGCCTGAATTGCCGCCTGCACCAGCGAGTTAACAACACTGTTGAGGATGGTCGATCCAAGCGATTTCATCGCCTCAGACGCGCTCATTGAGCCAGTCAGCATTCCGGTAATGGCGTTGGACGCGCTGCCGGAGAAAGCATCCACGGCGCTGGTCAAAGTCTGCCAGCCAAGTCCCTGCTGGCTCAACAACTGCCACTGCGCCGCCGTCATCTGCTCGTTGAACTGATTCTCCTGCGCCGTTCTCAGCGCCAGATACTGAGCATCCGTAGCTGATTTGGCAGCGATGAACTGATCGTAACTGATTTTTCCCTGCTGATAGCTCTGCTGGAGTATTGCCTGTTCCTGCTGCTGGTACTGCTGCATGAGGGCCAGCTTCTGGTTGTTTTCATTGACCAGTTGCTGTACCGGGTCAATTTCAGCGCGGGCGGCTGCTATCGGGTTTGCTGTTTGCTCCTGAGCGCGTATTTTTGCCAGATTGACTTGATGCTGCTGCTCCATCAACTCTGATTGCTGGTTATAGGTTTTCTGGTCAATCATCTGGCCGTCTAGTTGGCGCTTTAGCTGGTCTCGACCGTCTGAATAGGTTTTATTTTCCTTACGCACAGGGTCATTGCTGATCGCGTCGTTAAGGTCTTTCTGGCGCTGCTGGGCGTCAAATAACTGTCCAGCCAGTTCGCGCACCCGCTCTTTTTGCGTGTCGGTGGCCTTAGCTCCGAGAGCGGCCACGGCATTAAACTGCGCAGCCTCTCTGGTGTTCTCGTCATAGCGCATTGTCAAAACGGCAATCTGCCGCTGCAAGTTGTCTATTGAGTCATCGCCGCGGGCAAAGGCATTCTTCGGCGTTTTATCCTGTTTTTTTCTGGCGTCGGCAATTTGCTTATCCAGAACAGCAGCAGCTTCAGCATATTTCTTATCATCGATTAGCCCTTTGGCCTTGTCTTTGCTTAGCTGTTCACGCTGCTGGGTGAGCTTATCAACTACTGTTTGACCAGATTTAATGATCGAATTGGCGTTGTTCTCTGCAGTTTTCTTTTCGAGATTGGTGATATAGGCTGGCTTAGATCCGTCTACAGAACCCGATGCCGCCTTGCCAACATCGGAATAAAGGGATTTTGCTCGTTCTAGGGCCGCTATTTGACCTTTGATAGCATCTATTTGTGTTTTAGTGCCTGCGTCAGTGTAGATAGAAGCTTTGGAAACGGTATTGTAAGCCGCTTCAGTTACAGCTAATTTTTTATTCAGCGAATCCAACTGCGCATCTATCGCAACAATAGGATCTACATTTCCGGTGGCTACGGAGATTGAAAGAGCAGTTTGGTCGAGAAGTTTTGCCAAATAGCGCGACGCCCCAATAGCATCATCAATTTTGGAGATAGCTACCCCGAACTGAGTGATCAAAGCATTTGTTGCCTGCGATACAGTACGCGGCATAGTTTCAAACTGCTGATTGATTTCGTCGGACCTCTTTTCGATTGCCGCTAGCACCTCACCAATATCTAACTTGCCTGCCAGCATCAACTGACGGAGCTCGTTAAACGGAATCCCCATACCATCGGCGATCTGCCTCGCCAGTTCCGGCATCTGTTCCAGCACTGAGTTAAACTCTTCCGCCTGAATTCTGCCGGACGCAACCGACTGCATAAATTGCCTGAGAGCGTTAGCCATTTCCTGAGCCGATGAGCCACCGATAGTGCCGATCTTCTGCAGGGTCATCACTAGCCGGTTAACATCACTGTTAGTGGCGCCTACAGTTTTTAGTGTAGCGGTCAGTTGCTGCCAGAGGTTGACGGTATCCCCAAGGCTGGCACCGGTTGCCGAAGCAATACCCACAAGCTGCTGAAAGCTCCGCGCACCTTCCTCTGAACTTGAAGATAAACGCGTTACTCGCGCCTGAAGTAGCGTGAATTCCTCAGACAGCTGTTGGAGCTTCATCAACGCCTGAATTGATATGTATCCTTTCACGGCCACAGCAAGGCGCGAAAAACCTCCGCCCAAGTTATCCAGGCTTTTATCTAGCTTGTCAGCAGAGTTAGCTGTTTTTTTGACTGAGTTTTCAATTTGCTTTAAAGCTGAATCTGCGCTCGCCTGACCCGCCAGCAGTTTGGCCGCATCGGCTTCAATCTCAATGGTGTATTTGCCAAAATCAGTTGTCATGAGCACCTCAGTGTAGGGTTCTTACTTTGTTTTTTTTCAGAGCGTTGGTGTTCAGAAGAGTTATGACTAATCGACCATGTTCGGTAAGGCGATATTCCGGACCATCAAATGATATAAAATTCATTAACATGCGATAGGCTTCTCGTTCAAATGTCGCGCCATATTCATCTTTAGCGGCATATATTGTGTTATCGACAAGCCCCGCGGCGAGCAGGTGTTTTTCAACGTTGCCACTTACACCATCAATGCTAAGAACGTTGGAGCCAGTTTCCCGGCGCAGATCGCGAATATAGGTCTCGGCAATTACTTCAGCCAGCCTCTGTAGTTGTTCCATCACCCACCCCGCTTAACGGATTCAAGGCCCTTAGCGACCAATGCGCGGGCAATAGCGTTTACCGTTGGTGCTACACCAATCGGAGAACGCTTGCGCTCCTCTTCCTGAATTTCACGAATGGACTGAAGATGTTCCCGGCAAAGTGCTACCGTGATTTGTGATCGTTTCATCTGCTTACCCCTGATATTTATACAGTCAATTTATATTGTAGTTTATGCAACATAAATGGCAAGCATTGCGTTTTGTGAAATGATGTGGCGTAAAAAAACCCGTGGTCACGGGTTTGGTGTGGTGTTACTTGCAGGGGTTGATCGTATTTGCACTATTCTTGCGTGTTGGACGGTCATCAACTGTTTTCCCTTCGACTGCATACACCACGCCGGAGGAGAAAAAACCCTTTGATTTCATCGTTAGCGCGATGACAAAAGGCGAGTACCCTGAATATGCCCCAAAGCTGTTCTTTGAGTTCACCTCACCACAGACAAGCATTGCGATAGAGCCATCGTCCTTTTCACCAACTTTTTTTGACACAACGTCTCTAAATTGGGTCGATAATGGATCTTTCATGTCGTGAGATATCTCGCTTTTAGCTAACTCTATGGCTTTCTCTTCCGTAGGTTTACATGCCGTGAGAAATAAAAGTGATGAAATTAATACCATAATAATTTTCATTGATGCCACCCTTGCTTGACGATGTCGATTTATAAATCTTTGCCACAAAATCGGCACAATATTGCTTCTTTTTTTATTGTTTCGGCGCAATACGGACATTTTTTAGTATCGTCTACTGAACCGCCACCAGCAGAATCCGCGCCAAACACCTGTGGTTCAAGCTTAACCACTCCGGGGTTTGTGAAAGACCAGACAAGCGCGGCTATCCAACCCAAGAAGCTCCAGCCCAGGACAATATTTAGCACCCATATTGCCGTAGCGTTTTTATGCTCCCTTGAACTGGCTATAACGCCGGGAAGAACATAAATGATCATAGCGAATATCAAAACAATGATGTGCCATACAGACATCAACTTATCCCCAAAAGTAAATAAAGTATTATCGTAACATCGAAGAAGACTAATCCAATACAGCCACTTTCATCGACTTGTTTTTAACATGAACGCCTCGCAGTTTGGCTGAGCTATTCCCATGCGGCGCTGGGTCTCCTTCGCGGCTTTGTGAAGTCCGCCGAAATCTTCCACGCGGGCTGGTGGGCGGCGCACCTTCTGGAGACATTCATCCATGCGCCGCCGCACCCAATCCCGGGCCTCATCTTCGGCACAATGATTCATCACCTCCATCCACCGGGTAGCGGCCCGGCGATACAGCCCCTTAGCTTCAAGTGCTTCTGCCTTGCTGTCGTTTACCATGTTGCGATCCCCCTCAGAGCGGTATGCTGTCATCAAATGGTGGTGTCTGGTCATAGTCCTCATAGCCCGGCGGGGCCGGTTGCTGCTGCGCACGCCGTAGCGCGTCTGTTGCTTGCCCCTGCTGCCCCTGTCTGCCTCCGGGGCGGGCTGTTCTGGCGCTGATCACACTGTCGGCCAGTACCTGGTAACCCTGCTGGGTACCGCCATCCTGGCCCGTCCACTGATTGATCTGCATATTGCCCGCCACGCTGACGAGATCGCCTTTCTGGTGCTTGGCCAGCGCATCGGCCTGCTTCCCAAAGGCAATGACGCCCAGCCAGAAGGTAGCCTGCCCGTCCGCTGCGGCATTGCACGGCAGCGATACCGCCAGCCGGGCCATAGCCATGCTCGTACCTTTTCCCGTTGTTCGGGTCTCAGGATCTGCCACCAGCCGCCCGTATGCTGATATCTGTGCTGTCATTGTTTCGCTCCTGCAGATTCATATTCACGAATGATTGCAATCGTCATATCAAATAATGCCTCTGCGGCCTCTAAAGCTGAATGCTGCTCAAGTTCGTACAGGGTAATAAACGAGTAAGTAATGGCTCTGGCTGTCTTCGGTGTGGCATATCGCAGGTAGATAACTTCTGCTCTTTCCTCTAAGTCCTGCCGGAAGTCATCGCGGTGAAACAGTTCTCTATGTGATACCTGAAACGGCTCGTTCAGCCAGGTTACATCGGCATATTTGACACGTTTCCATACAATAATCACCGGATACTTAAACCTGTCGCAGTATTCTAAATGATCGCCAGGAATGAGCAGCGATGGTCTCCCCTGGCACTCAGCGAATTTTTTCATTTTTCCTCTATTCATCATTCTGGATACCCCCCTGCAAATCTTTTTGGGGGTGTTGTCGGTCTACCCGTCTACCTTTACCATTAAAAATCGCTCAAGGTCAGCAACCATGCGGCTTTCAGCCGGGTAGAGGTTTCATTTTGTACGTCTACCTTACCTCTACTTACGTCTACCCTGATTATTTATACAGCCATTTCTAAAGTAGAGGTATGTAGACGTAAGGTAGAGGTAAATATATATACGTCTACCTGCCTGTATCCCTTGCTATCACTGGCCTGAAAGCACATTTGGTAGAGGTGTAGACGTAAATCACCCTAAAAAAGTTTCACTATGGGGTTTCTGGAATATCAGCCCCGTAGGCGCGGGGGATAAATTCCTCTGCCAGTTCCGTTATGCTGAGGTTGGTCTGGGTGCGCCCCCTGACTTTCCTTGTAAGATACTGGCTTCGGTATTCCTTCGCGGAGTTCTTCATGGCCCGTGAAAACTTCTCCACAGACAGCGGTTTACCCAGCCCGTGATATTCCAGGAATGCCAGATACAGATGATAGAGATATGCCCTCGGCTCTGGCTGGCCAGCCCAGGAACCACCGCCCATCATCAAACCCTTTGGCTCATTCATGAAGTACAAAGCCGCGCACATGTCTATCACCGGGTCAGTACCGCGTTTAACGTCCAGCGCCTCTTGAGAATCACGCTGCTCAATTAAAAGAGTCTTCGCTTTGTTCTGGTCTGCAAATGTGGCCAGCAGGTGGCGGATAATTACCGGGATTTCTGACCTGATTTTTGCTGTGAGATCCGGGTCTTTATCTGCCTCTGATACCGGGTTGTTAAAAGGGAATATCACCCGGCGGCGAGCAATTCCCCCGTTGCGTTCGGTAAAGGTCATCGGCTCGTTATTGGTTGCCAGCACGACGGCGCTCAGCACGGTGGTGAATTGCTTCTCATACTTCCCATCAATCTCTACTGGATCGCCGCCCGTTATAGCCTTTATACCCGCACCTTCACCCACATAACGGGTCTGGTCAGGCATGATTATCAGGCTCTTACCCACAAACTGCGCACGCCCGCGGGCAAGATCCAGCGTGCTCATGCTACCGCTAGCGGTATTGTGCTCACCTGCCAGTGTAGTGGCTATGCTGCTGAACACTGATTTACCGCTGCCACCTTCTCCCGTCACCTCAATGAATAGCTGCCAGTCGTGACGCTTCGCCAGCACCATAAACAGGGCTGCTTTGATGCGTTCGGCCTTCTGGTTATTACCCGCCGTTGCATGATTCAGCCATCGGGTAAAGCTGGGGGCATGGGTAGCGAGGTTCTCGCCGGGTGCCGGCGGCATATAGGCAATGCCATTGTGGTTTACCAGCCAATTATCGGGGCTGTGCGGGCTGAACGTCTGCGCGGTGAGGTCATACACGCCGTTCTCAAAACCAATAAGATCGCCGCGCTGCTCACCGATAACAGGTAGCTGTAATTTCATGGTGGCAACCACGGATTTGATGCCCTTCTCAGTGTAGTGGGCTTCGTGCTCCTCAAAAATTGATACCATTACCCGCTCAAGCTCGCTGTCAGCCACCTTTTCCCACACGCCAGAGCCATAGCAATAAACGCTGCCGCTGTCCGGGTTGACTGCCAGCATTTCCCATCGTGAGGAAAGTAGTTTTGCCTTCTGGCTCGCGGCCATCTGTGAAATATCCCCGGCCTCTGCGCTCCGGCGTTTTTTACCGCCCTCAATGGCCTGTAGCTGCGGTTTCACATCTTCCCCCTTCGGTTGGTACATTGAATCGTTAAATGCTGCTGTAGCGGTTTCCAGCCCGTGCTGCTGGTGATAGTCGTTCCAGTCTGCTTTGCACTCAGTCGGGGGCAGTGATACCCAGCCAGCCACGGATAAGGCGGCTTTTTCTGCGGCGTCTTTGCCCGTATTGGTGCCCCCACTTTCGGGGCCTCCTTGCTGGTGGTCGTTATCAGCGGCGATGATGATTTGTGCCTGTGGGTACTTCCGGCGCATGACTTCGGCGACGGGCAGCAGGTTGCCCGCGTCGATTGCTGCCACTGTCAGCGCGTCTGTGCGAATTAAGTGACACGTTAGAGCGGTAGCCAGCCCCTCGGCAATCACGACGCTTTGAGGCCGTTCCAGCGCGTTTACGGCGTAATATGCCCCGCGCTTTGCCGATCCCTTAATGAGTCGCTTTTCTCCCTGCGCGGTAATGGTCTGCGCTGCTGTGACTTCGCCGGATTCCCCCACCAGCGGCAGCAATAGTGAACCATCGGGCAGCACAGGGAAGGGGAATCCATTTAACCCCTTAGCAATGACATATTCAGATTCGCTCTGAGTGGCGCTCTGGCTCTTTTCTGCATACAGACGGGCAAACGTAGCCCGGCGTTGTTCTGCGTCAATTGTGGCCCTCTGCTGGCGCTCCTGCTCATGCTGCCGGCGCTCGGTGTCCATTTGCTCCTTTCTCTGGCTGGCTGCTTTCTGGTCTGTTTCTGCTGCCCGGTAATCAATACCCAGCACATCAGCCGCCAGTCGCGCGGCTTCTGAGGTATCGCATTTGTTCACCTTTCGAACTAGGTCAAGGCCGTCACCGGCGCCGCACTGGTTGCAGATAAAGCTGCCGCGGCCGCCATCATCAAAACGGAAGCGATCCGAACCGCCACATGCCGGGCATGGTGCGTGTTTTCGTGGTGAGTCCGGTACGTCGATATGCAGCCCAGCCAGCACAGCGGGCCAGCGACCAGCGGCTGCATGAGTCACTTCGCGAATGAGGTCGATATTACGCATTCTCACCCCCGTGATTGCCTGCCACGGTTGCGCCCATATCGTTAACCATGCTTTGCCATATATCACGACCGCGCCCGGTCAGACCGGTAGCGGTGACGCAGCGACTAAGCAGCTCGATCCCTACGCTTTCCCACTGCGGGTAATGTTCTTTCAGCGCCTCCAGCGCGTAGCCGTCGATGAGGTCGCGGACACCTTTCACGCCACCGACAATCTCCACGCGGACAGGCTCGCCATCCACATCAATCATGAAGTAATCGCCGTTGCTGGTGGCGGTGATATGGTCATACAGCGCCGCAGCATACTGGTTCGCCAGCGCATTAAGCCGGAAGTTCTTAGTAATCATCTGGCCCCCTCAGTGCGTCAATGGCATTTCAGGCCATCCGTTTTGCTGCAGATCGCTAATGAAGTGATCGTGTAGTTCTGCCAGCGTTTCACGTCCGAATGAGGTTAGTTCTCCGGCCTCCACATCCAGCATGGCCTGATAAAACACAATAGCCTTTTCCGCGCCCTCTTCTGAGCCGTAGCGTTCAATCATTGCCCCCTCGATGTTATTTGCCATCGCCAGGCGCTCAGAGAATGGATAAACCGTGATAGACGCTTTGCCATTGGAATAAACCGCCACCTGCGATGACGTGCCGTCCGGCTCAGTAACAATGGTCGTACCGTTTTTCAGCTTCATCTCGGTGATGAACGCCGCGGCAATCAGCCAGCGCCACATAGTGACGTTGTGCTGCGCGGTAAAGTCGAAATATCCACAGTTTCCGCCCTCTGCTACGGCAAGGTGAATGTCATAACCCGTGCCGGAATCGTCATAATCTCCCGCGTCCAGACGGCTCACGGCTTTGTCATAAGCGATAAGCTGAACTGTTTCACGACCATCGCCACCAGAGCTGGTTATTCTCACGCCTTCAGGCGTAGGATCTGCACGGAATGGATGGGTATTGCCCGGCTTTTTCGGGAGTGGGTAAATATTGCTCATGCCTTTATCTCCACCAGCGACTTATCGCGCGCCACTCTTCTTTGCTGTACAAAAACAATCAGCGCAACGCTCCAGCCATTGCTTTTAGCCTCATGCTCCATTTTTCTGATCGCAGCATCTGTACTGCAGGCATACCCGCGCCATGTAACAGGCATCGGGTAACCGGCACGATCGAGACACGTGGAAAACACACGAAACTCTCTCATTTCATGCCCTCCAGCTTTAACAACAGGCGGTTGTATCTGCTTTCCGTACGCTGAGCTGCGTAGTTAAGTTCGTTAATTAGCGTCCATAGTCTGGCGCCAGCTTTAGGATTGGCAGCCCGCAAGCGAGCATCAAGATGAAGCTCCCACAACGCCTGCAGTTCTGACGCATAACGCACCGTGGTTGCGGCATCACCACCAGTCGGCACAGGCATTTCACTGCGCAAGTCTGGCACTGTTGTGGGGGGCAATGATTTTGCATCTAACGCTTCAATCATCGTGATGGAATACATCGCATCCACCCACACTGCTATTTCGTCGCGTTCAGCCGTATTGGCCATGCCAGGGAGAACCTCATTTAACAGGTGCAAGAGACCAGCGCTTATCCGCAATAAACGATCGTGCGAATTATTTTCCGGGGTATTAGGCACAACACTCTCTTTACGCCCAATTACCTGATTTACAGACGCCAGGATTCGATCTCTTTGAGCAATATTCATCATGCCGATACCTCCTGAACGCGGGTAATGCGCACATGGCTGAGACCTTCACGCTGCGCCTGAAGTACTGCGTGGGCCGTTGCTGTTTTGGTGTCGCTGGATATGAGCTGATAGCCGATACCAACCGTTAAACCGCGCTTATTAACGGCGTAGCCGGTGATGCGGAAATTGTTACGCATGAGCCACCTCCAGACGGATGCGGCCGGCAAAAAAGCAGACGTGATCGCGAACCAGAGAACGGCGGGCATCACGCTCAGAAGGTGCGGCGATATGGTGAAGTTGGGGTTTAATTGTCGGCATATCGCGGCGAACAGCGGCGATAATCCAGATGAATTGTGGAATTTGGGTAGGGGTAGTAGCCAACATGTGGCAGCCTCCGATAACTGGGGATTAAACCCATCACCGGAAACGCCAATTTCACTGGTGATGGACTGGACAGGGTTGGCGTAACCGGCGTTATCGGAAACCGGCGCTTCCGAAGAAGCCCCCGCCCAGCCCACCATAATTCTGAGGCAAGTCCGGTATGACACCGAACCGCCGAAAAAAGGGTGTACTGAGCTAACGACACAAAAAAAGACGCTTGGCGCGTCATATGTCGCCGACAACTTTACCAGGACGCCAATCCTGGCACCAGATTTTGCTGGTGCGCTATAACCATAGACCGGGATGTAGTCGAACATCAAGCCCTTTTTTATGGACTCGTAAAACTCATTACTGCAGGTGTGATGAAGCTCGCGCGTACTGGTCTCGAAACTCGCCACTAACGTGTCCTTAAATTCTCGCGTACTTGTCGCGAAAGTCCATGCGGCGCGGCTGTCAGAGGTAGCAATACAATTCACTCCACCAGCGATACGGGGAAAATAATTCCCCTTATCAGCAAATGGAAAGCTAAGTTTTGCTAACGCTTTAAAGCCTGAGCATGGAGGCATCAGGCCAGCCAGAGAGAGGCTTTTATCCTGGGCGGAGGTAATCATTGCTTCACCTCCGTGTACTCCTTCATGAAGCGCTCAATGGGCTGTACGCACGGGAACTGATACCCCTCGCGATAGAACGTCACGCGGTTATGCGCTACAGCGGTCACGCTCACCATCTGGCCGTGAGCGTCGCGGTAGGAGTGATTTGGTAACGGTGTGCTGGTGGGCTTAACCATTAATGAACCTCCAGCAGATCCGGCTGATACTTGCGCCAAAGCTCGATTTCTTCAGCAGCAAGGCGGGCCTTCTCGCCTTTGCACGACTGCAGGTCTTTACCGCGCTTACTAGCCTTCTTCGTGTACAGCTCTTTGCGCCGGGTATGGTCATTCAGGAATGCGAACGGCACTCCGTAGGAGCCGGTTTTGCGGATGGACGGGATAACGTCGCGGAATACCCAATTGCTGAAGCGGTGGGCGAACGTACCGGGCGTGGATGCTTTACGGCTACGGGCAATCAGTTTATAGAAGCCAGATTCTGCGGCCATATTCCAGCTACGCGCCCCGCCGCGCTTACCCGAATGACCCTCAATTAAAGTTAGGGTCATTACCTCGTCACAATCCAGAGAGGAAACGGCACTGGTTGGATTGCTGATCTCCAGCGCCTGGCAGACGTCTGAGACAACAAACCACGGCTCACCGTAAACATTCACAATGCGCACGGTATACCCCTCAAATTTAATAACTGAAATATCGCTCTCTTCGGCTTGGAATATCTCTTTCTGGCTGGCTACAGGTTGAGGGGCGCCCTCAGAATTGAATCTGCTTTTTTCGATTTTCATTTTGTCGGCTCCGTTATGCGGCGGTGAAGTTGTCCGGGTAGAGGCTCAGAATGTCGGCTACATCCTGCTGAGAAATCCCGTGGTGTTGGTTGACTGCGGCCATGTGGTTCACAAACTGAATCACCTTCAGTACGTCACCACGGCACGCAAACCGGTAACGCATATGCGCCCCGATACCATCAGGATTTTTCTCTTCAAGGCGTTCCAGGCAGATATCAAGCTCGCGCTCAAGTTCGCTCGCATAGTTGCGGCCAGATGAGAGCCGGCAATTACGCAGGATATCGTTTTCTGTCCACCCACCAGCCCCACAACGCAGCATGTAGGTGCGGGCACGGTGTTTCTTCGGAATGCGCTTTGAGGCTTGAACGGTGTAGGCTGGTGGCGTAACATCAGATCCGCGAGTATCTGTGTTAGCCGCCTGCTGTCCGGGGCGGTTTTCTTTTTGCATCAGACCACCTTCCCGCGGCGCTCTGCCAGCCATTTATTAATCTCTGCCGCATTAAAAGCAGTGATTTTTTCCCCCAACTTAACGGGGGATGGAATGTGCTTATCGCGAACCCAGCGATCCAACGTGGCCACGTGAATGCCAAGGTGCTGAGCCAAGCGGAAGCGTCGAATGTAACCACTGGATGGAATTGTTACGCTAAGTGTTTCTTGCTCTTGCATATGCCCTGTAACCCCTCTGTTTCGGTTTATGCGTCGTTACAGGGCTTATGCTATACATCATGAGGAATGGTTGATAAGTGACGCCATTTTGTTTTTGTAGGTTAATATTTTATTAGCCTGGTGATATCAGTTCTTGTCACCTTTCATAGCCTCTCTCAGACATTTTATTATCTTGTCCTCACCCAAGGATATTGGTTTCTCATGTCGCCCCTCGACTATGCGCTTTGCCCAAGCCTGCTGTGTAATATCACCTTTCTTTCCTTTGCACGATTCAGGGTCATTTAAAAGCCAATAAATTGCTGCTTTATAAACCTCTTCTCTTTTGCGTGCCGATATTTCAACGTTTCCATGTACATTATTAACGTCAAACATTTCTTTCTCTTCATAAGAGAAACCATCCAAATCAAATGAATTATAAATACCCTCATTATTTTCAATGCAATCATGAAGTTTTTTAATCCAATGCCTTGAAAGAAGCACGTCATCTTTTCTTATTGTGTGATATTCTATTTTCTTATTAATGGCATTTATAATCTCCTCGGGGTTGGGGTCACCATGAGAAGGCCTAACCAATATAGGGAGTGTTTTTTCCCTAAATACATTCTCAGCCCTGAGAAAGGCGCGAATGTCATGCTTAATATACAAATCAATATGCTGGTCAACCACGAGGGCTTCATTAAGTTCTATCTGGCCAACAGAACTCAACTCCCTGATTTTATTCGGCCTAATAGCCCACAAGCCAAAAGCCCATCCTTTAACATGTATTCTATTTCCATCTCTATATACTTCTGGATTGTTCATGTCAGGCATGAAGTATGAAACGCGCCTTTCGACACTTAGAGTAACTTGGTTATACTCTGAAATAAGTGATTCAAATAGCTCTGCGCTATCCTTCCCACCTACGTGATCAAAGGATAGAAAGCTTGGGAAATAATCAAGCCTAAGGGAAAGGCTAATAGCATTAATTTCAGCCCAATGAAACAAGTCATCGACTGAACAACCCAGCATACGACTGGCTTTTTGGAGATCGCAAAATTCTAGTGGTAAAATTCTGCTCTTGATGTTTTTATCTGGTCTCATAATAATCTCATTTAGCTGACGCGTTCATCGCGATGCTTATTGGCGTCACGTTATAATCTTCACCAGTTTCTAAGGCCACCAGTAGATTCGCCCACTGCGCCAGCGCCGCTTTCCGCTCATCAAAATACTGGTGGCGGTTATAGATTCCCTCGATACCCGGTATTTTGTGGTTTAAGCAACGTTCGGCTATTAGCGGGTCAATCCCAATCGCCGCCATCTGGGTACGCATGGTTCGCCGTAGGTCGTGGATACTGAACGGCTCTACGTCAGCCATTTCTTTCAACACTGACGGCATAACCATATTCAGTGTGGCCCGGCTAACGTGAGCGGTTGTTCTGGCACGTCTGGCCGGGATTAACCAGCGGCTATCTCCGGCGAAAAGGCGAATCTCTTTAATCCATTCGATCACTGGCGCCGGCAGCGGGATATCGATGTCATCACCATTCTTTGCCCGCGAGCCAGGGAGATGCCACACCTCATTATCAAGGTCGAACTCCGACCATTCGGCGGCACAGAGCTCCATTTTGCGCACCCCAAGCGCCAGAATAATCTTGAACGTTAGCTCATTCTCTCTACTGATTCCGCGCCCGCGGCGTAGCGCCCTGAAGAACATAATCAGCTCATCACGGCTTAACGCACGTTTGCGCCCCTGCTCCTTCCCACCAGCGTCTTTAGAACCAAAGGATATCGCCGGGTTAACCTCTATCATTCCGCGCACCACAGCGTAATCGAACAGGCGCTTAAGCATGCGGAGTACATCATTAGCTACCGTGGGAGATCCGCGCTCTAAAACATCCTGCAGGACGCTATCAATGTGCCGCGGGCGAACGTCCTCTACCTTCAACTTTCCGATGAGCGCAACGATATTCTTTTGCAGGCTGCTGCGGAAAAGCTCCGGGTGTTTGTAGGTGGTTTCTATCTGGCGGGCGTAATACTCAGCGGCAAGCTCTGAAACGTGAATGGCGTTCTTCTCGGCCTCAATCTTCGCTATTGCCTCAGCCTTGCGCTCCTGCTTTTCTGCGGCTACGTCGTATCCCAGCGCCACCCTGGCGGATAACTCTTTTGCTATCTCTCTGGCTTTAGCGAGTGAGAAATCGGAGTAAGAGCCGATCATCATCGTGCGAGACTTCCCCGCCAGCTTATACCGATAGCGCCAGAAAGGAGTTTTATCCTCTTTACGGAACCTCAGATAGAGGCCGTCGCCGTCTGCTCGCCCCTCGAAACTTTCCCCGCTCTTAATCCACGCGCGGATCTGCATGTCTGTAAGTTTTGGCAT